GTTAAATTATAGCGAAATTTTTTATTCCACCCAATTTACCAACACCCAATTACCTCTATATACGTTAGTGCGATTATGCACAGCCGAACCAGTGATTATATATGAACCATCAGATGGTAAATCTATAATATGAGCCGTCTGGTGCGCATCGCCAACATAGGCTATATTGAGCGTTAATAAATTGATATTTTCTCCCGTACCCACAAAATCTATATTAATTTCATCAACAATACCACTATTAACCGTAAATTCCGAATCCCAAAAGAATGCAGCAGCTTTACCTGCTTTCAAAAAGACATTACGAGTAAAATCACCTAAATCAGATTGGTTATAAGTATTAACAGAAACAATTAAATCAGAGGGGACAAAATACATTGTTGAATCACTAAAACTATCAAACAAAGAGACATTCACAGCCGACAAATACAAACTAAATCTAGAAACAATATAATAAGCAGTTCTAATGTTTAAAGCAAAAGAATCACTTGAAACGTCACAGATGGAAGTAGAGGCAGCATCATCACCATAAACGATGAGATGAGCATTTTGTTGAAAGGTTGCATTTTGAAGAAAAGTATAGTAAGAATCTGGTTCTAAAGAAATTGTACCAGAAGTTAAAGTTTTGGAAAATGCAGTTTTAGTTGGAGGAGGGGGGGGATCTAGTCAAGAAGAAACTAGTAGAGCACCGTTGTTAACATCTGCAGTGAAGTTACCGGTTTCGTCTGTAATAGTAACCAATTCTGGTTCTGTATTACCATCGATATTCGGAACACCAGCAGTGTAGGTGGTAACGGAAGGAGCACCAACAAGACACCCAAACGAGAAATCTTCTCCAACATTTAGGAATACCTCCATTTGGCCTGAATAGCCATGGGTAACGCCGTGAAGTGTGACGTATTTTGAGGTTTTTCCGTCCATGTTGTAGCCGACAACACGCTTGTTGCATTGTTGGGCAAAAGGTACTTCTACTTGAGCAACTGAACTAGACCCTATAGGTAAGATGGACATAGGAGGATTAAAAGTAGGTTCAATCATAGGAAAGAGCTTTAGATAACCCTTATGACCACCAGAAAAGAAAAAG